CAGGAGGAAAAAGAAGCCGCCGAGCTGATGGCGAAGGGCCTGCAGGAGGAGGGCGCGAGCGACCCGCAGGCAGAAACCACGGCCGATACGCGCGAGACGAATGGTGAGACCTACTATCGCCAGATCGTCAACGGGGTGGAGAAGTGGCAGACGTTGAAGGAGATCCGCACCGCCGCCTCGAAGGTCGATGCGGCCGATGACTACTTGCGCCAAGCCTCTGAAGCTGTTAAGAATGCCTCACGGCTGGCTCTATCCCCCAAGGACGAGCCGGTAAGTCTCGAGAAAGACGAGATGAAGAAGCTCCTAGCTTCAGTGGCACTGGGAGATGAAGAGGCGATTGAGAAGCTGGCATCTGTCCTCTCAACACGGCCATCCGAGGTGACTCCGGACGTCGTGAGGCAGATTGATCAGCGCTTATCGTTCAGGACCGAACTGGCGGGTTTAGAGGCAAAGTCGAAGGATCTTCTAGAGAATCAGTACACGGCGAGATTGTTCCGCGATCGGTTGAATGAGATGAGAGCGGAAAACCCCACGATGGGAATCTCCGAGGCTTACACCTCGATCGACAAAGAACTGCGTACTGCCTTCCCTGGACTGACCAAGGCTAAGACTCCGGACAAGCTCGAACGGAAGCGAACTCTGGTGAATGTTCCGACCGCCGCCTCACGGCAGGTGGTGGAAGAGGAACCAGAGGGCGAGGAGGATGTGGGATCGGTCATCGAGAAGATGGCCAAAGCTCGGGGCGGTGTCCCGATCATCCACGCATCGACTCGCCGAACGAGTTAAGCATGGAGTCACACAATGTCGGGTCAAGTCTGGGCAGTATCCTCTCTCGGTGGTTTTCTCTATAGCCGCCAGCTTTCAAACGTACTTCGCATGGTGGTGCAGCCGCTGGTGAAATTCCGGCAGTTCGCCGACGTGCACGATATCTCCCAGCAGGGCAAGAAGAAGGGCGACACCTTCACCTGGGATATCATCTCCAACGTCGCGACCGCGGGCGGTGTGTTGACTGAAACGAACACCATGCCCGAGACCAACTTCACGATCACGCAAGGCACCTTGACGATCACGGAAGCGGGCAACAGCGTTCCCTACAGCGGCAAGCTCGACAACCTCTCAAAGTTCCCGGTCGAGGACATCATCAAGAAGGCGATGAAGAACGACACGGTCAAGGCGGTCGATCGCCTGGCCTGGGCGCAGTTTAACCTCTGCCAGCTGCGGGCGAGCTCGACCGACACGGCGGCCGGTCTGGTGGGCTTTACCACCAATGGTACGGCCTCAGGCACGAACTCCGCGGCCTTCTCGAACCTGCACGCGAAGACCATCGTCGACTACATGAAGGAGGCGAATATCCCGGCCTACATCGCGGATGACTACTACGCGATCGCGTGGCCGACGACGTTGCGCACCTTCAAGAACAACTTGGAGACGATCCACCAGTACTCGGACACCGGCTTTAATCTGATCATGAACGGGGAGATCGGCCGCTACGAGAACGTGCGCTATATCGAGCAGACCAACATCGTCAAGGGCGTCTCCACCGATGGTATCAACGGGGTCGCGTGGGCAAATGCCAAGAGTGATTGGATCTTCTTTTTCGGCAACGATACGGTGGCAGAGGCCATCGCGGTACCGGAGGAGATGCGCGGCAAGATCCCGACCGACTACGGTCGCTCCAAGGGTATCGCCTGGTACTACCTTGGCGGATTTGGCCTCGTGCACACGCTCGCGGCCGATAACCGCATCTTGAAGTGGGACGCCACTAGCTAAAGGGAGGCGGCGGGACCTTCCCCCCGCCGCCGTCTTGCTCTTAACAACGCTCGGGAGGTGGGTAAAGGACGATCATGGCCACGAAATCGATGTCTTACGATCATGCTGCCTATATGGCAGTCTATTCCCAGCCGTGCCTATCGATCGCCGGCACCGGCATTACGGGCTCTGGCACCAACACCCAGAAGTATGGCGCTTTCACCTCCCTGCTCGTCAAGTCGATCACGGCTTACGCCACCGTGCTCTCAACCAGTGCGGACAATGCGCTCTTGTTTCGCATCACGAACAATGGCACGACGGCGGTCAATACGGTCACCGCAACCTACACTTTCGGTGCGGCGTTGGGCTCGGCGGCCTACTTCGGCAATGTGACCTTGAACACGGCCTCGGCGGTATCGACCTCGGCGGCGACGAGTAACCTGCTCACCATCGGTGGCTCGCCGACGCTCTTGCAGGGCGATCAGTGGTACATTCAAAAAGGGACGGATGCGACTACCACAGTCGCCTATGTCGCCGAACTGGCCATCGTGCCGCTCGCTAACGTGTCGGTGTAAAGGAGTTTATATGGCGAAGTATGCAAAGAATTCTGACTTCGAGAGCAACCAGGAGCAGGCGAAGACCTATGTCACGGTGACCCCGGGCGGCAACGCGCCGTCGAAGGAGGCCATCGTCAAGTCGGTCAATGCGCGCAGCAAAGTGCGCCACGAGACCGGCGGGGATGAGTTCGCGGACGTCAACGTGTTGCCGAAGTCGGGCGGCGAGAGCATCGAAAAGACCGGCATCAACGATAACGGCTATCTGGTGAAGAAGGGCACCCCCTACGGGGTCAATGTGTTCTTCAATTCCCTCCCCCCGGGGTCGGATATCACGGATCAGGAGATGGCCGACATCCGCGAGGAGCCGTTCAAGACCTGGACCGGCGGGTTGTCCTTTCCTGGGGACGGTGGCTTCTAGTGGGCATCGTTCAGGAGAAAAACCAGTTGGAGTTCATGGCGCCCAGCGAGGATGCCGGGCACGAGTGGAAATCCTTAAAGTCCGCGCTGGTCAAGAAGGGCACGCCGGGCAGACTCGGACGCACGGGCGGGGATTGGCCCTCCAAGAGCATGAACAATGCGGTGTTCTACAACTCCTTGCCCCCGGGTTCGGATATCAAGGATGCCGAGATCAGTGATGCGCGCGTGATGCGCACCGTGACCGCGGGCACCGACGATGTGACGGATAACCCCAAGGGCCAAGACTTCGTCAAGGGATACGTCGATGTCACCATGAAGCCCACCGATGACATGTACACCAATGAGCACGTCGATGCCTTTTATGGCGAGGGCAAATCGGATGGGAAAGTGGGGTTCCTCGAACGCAATAACGTTCTGGATCGCAACTGACATTGCCACTCGATCTAAAAGCCCCCTACATCGAGATCAGGGACGCTGAAGGCGACCGGGTACTGGAACAAAATGGGGTTAAGTACAAACCTGATGGAACACCCCTCACACCAGTTAAGCCAGAACCACCCCGCAATCTTAAGCTCCCTCGTCGGGAGTGAGGTCATCTTCGGGATGATGGATGCCTTGGCGACCGTGGGCGCCGGGTGCGTGGTTGAGGTCGGTGTATACCAAGGCGGAACTGCCTACTTTCTCGATCAGTGGGCGCAGCACATGCGCCGCGAGTGCTACCTCTACGATACGTTTTGCGGCATGCCTTATGCCGACCCGGGCGACTCCCACGCTGTGGGGGACTTTGCGGATACGAGCCTTCAGTCCGTCAAAGCCTTAATTCCCCACGCTCATGTCATCCCGGGTATTTTCCCCGATAGCGCCATCGAGATGGGCAAGATCGCTTTCGCCCACATCGATGTCGATCAGTACCGCGCATACAAGGACACCTGCCGGTATTTAGAGCCCTACATGGCCCCGCAGTCGATCATGTGGTTTGATGATGCGGATGTGATCCCGGCGGCCCACAAAGCGGTCGATGAGATGTACCGGGATCGGATGATGCGCTTTACTTGCGGGAACCGGTTCAAATTCGGTGTGAGGTTCTAATGTCATACGATACAGCGATCCCTTTCTCAATCCAGCGCAAAGTCATCACGAAACTGCGCGCCGGCATCGCGCAAGCCTTGACCACGAACCCTGCCACCGCGCAGCCCCTCATTCAGCCCTCGGCACATCCGGGTAATGCCGCGGCGGTGACGAAAGGAACCTCCTTTAGCAACAGCGGCAACAATTACACCTGCATTGTCGCCGGCACGACGGGGACCGGCACCGCTCCGACGACCACCACCACCGGCGCACTGGTCGATGGCACGGTCTCCTGGTACTACATGGGGCCCACCTTCACCACCAATGCGACGTTAGCCCCGACCTTCACCAATGTGGTCGCGGCCTCCAAATACACCGGCACTTACTGGACCAACAGCGCCAATACCCGAAACGATGGCACGGTGAACGTGCTCGATGACACGAATTTCCTGTTTACCGGCGGCCCGGTCACGCCGACGGGCACACAGAATGCGATGATTTCGAATGTCGCGGGGCCTTCTCTGGCATTCACCGCCACCTTTATGACCGATGCGCAGTCCTTCCAGATCTTGACCACGGGCACCGGCAACCCGGTCTTTTCGATCTATGTGAATGGCGTGGCCTTGACCCTAGGTTACGGCTCCCTTGCCACGAACGGTCAGTCCATCAACTATGCGCAGTTGGTGTTTCCAACGAAAACCACTCGCCTGATTGCGGTCGAGATCGCTGCAGGTTCGGCTTTCTGGGGCGTCTTGAGCAACGATAAGACCTCCAAAGTCTGGGCGCCGTACTTATCCAACAGCGTGAGAATGACGGTCACGGGATCGAGCTTCATCTCAGGCTCAGCCCAACACCCCGTGACAATCAGCTTATCGTGGGGTTCTTTGATGGCGAAGTATCTGAACATGCCGGATTACTGGCTCGATTCTTTGGGCTCCGGCACGGGCTACATCGCTAATGCGGGCGGGGCGGGCTTAAGTTTCATCGCCCCCGCGCGGGTCAATGCGCTGGTCGCGTATAACCCGGATCTGGTGATTGTGGCCGGGGGTGGGATCAACGATAGCGTGGTGACGGGCATGTCGGTGGCGCTGGAGCAATCGGCGGTGGTTGCCTATTTGCTCACCATTCGTGCGGCACTGCCCAATGCCATCATCTTGGTAATTGGCGCCGAGGCGGGGTCAAAAGGACCCACGGCGGCGATCTTTCAGATGGAATTGGCATGTACCCAAGCGGTGGCACAGTTAAACGATCCCTTCACCATCTTTATCCCGCAAAGCTACACCAGTGCCGAGAAGGCGTGGGTTAGTGGTACCGGCACCACCGCTGCCACCAACACCACGGGAAACTCCGACATCTACATCGGTGCGGACACGACCCATCCGGTGCAAGCCGGGGTGTTCTACTACGCGCAGCAGTCGGCCAATGGCATCATCAACGCGATCAACTCGCTGCAGATCTAGCGTATGACGTGGAAGATAGATGATCCGACGGGCAACGAAACACGCAAAGTCGCGTGGGAGATCGTGCGCTACACGCGCGGGGTGGGACTTGATATCGGCTGTGGGCCGAAGAAGACCTTCCCGCACTGGATCGGCGTTGACAGCTGCAAGGACACGGAGCTCTTTGGGATGCCGATCACCCCCGACGTCAAGATCCCGGATGCGGGTGATCTGTCCTTGTTTGCCTCCAAGAGCATGGATTTTGTGTTCTCCTCTCACCTGCTCGAGCACATCGAGCCTGAGCGGGTGAGCACGGTGTTAAAAGAGTGGTGGCGGGTCTTGAAGGAGGGCGGCCACATGACCCTCTACCTGCCCGATGAGGATGAGTATCCGAAGATCGGGGAGCCCGGGGCGAACATCGATCATAAGTGGAACGTGAACAAAGAGCGCGTGATTGAGTACATGCGCGCGATTGGAGGCTGGGATCTGATCGACTATCAGAAGCGCAACCAGGAGAAGGAATACTCGCTCTACTTCGTGTTTCGCAAGATCAAACAGGGCCAGTATTTCAGCTGCGATAAGCCAAAGCCTCTTAAGACCGCTGCGGTGGTGCGCTACGGGGCCTTTGGCGATATCTTGCAGACCTCGAGCGTGCTACGGGGCTTAAAGCGCCAGGGCTACCATGTGACGCTCTATTGCTCACCACCGGGCTCAGATGTCGTCAAGCACGACCCTAACATCGATGAGTTCTACTATCAGGACAAGGACCAAGTGCCGAATGGCGCCTTGGGAGAGTTCTGGGCCCACCACAAGAAAAAGTACGATAAGTGGGTGAACCTGTGTGAGTCGGTGGAAGGCACGTTCTTGGCTCTTCCGGGTCGGGCGATGCACGACTGGCCGCCGGCGGCGCGCCACTCGATGATGAATCGCAACTATGTGGAGTTCTCCCACGACTTGGCGGGCCTGCCGCATGATCCGTATGTGAAGTTCTACGCAACCAGCGAGGAACGCGACGGTGCACGGCGCGAGCGCTCGAAGATGGGGGAAAAAGTCCTGGTTTGGTCGTTGGCGGGATCCGCAGTGCATAAGACTTGG